AACAAGAGCAGCAGCAATGATTTCATCGTCCATTGCACGGCCTAATGCCCACATAGCAGCAACGGCATATTCACTCTCAGGACTAATTAACATTTTAATTTTATCTTCGTTATCAACCAAATCGGCATATTCGTAATCGTTTAAAGTTACACGACGACGAGAATGTGGGGTATCCATCCGCGGGGTATCAGCATGACGAGAAGTTTTCTTTTGAGCAACTACCGCACCGATACGATCCCAAAAAGCTGATTTAGAATTTTGTGATTCTTGGCGAACTAATGGACGTAATTTAGAACCTTTTTGTTGTGATAAGTGAAATACGTTAGCAGAATACTGCTTAACAAATGCTTCTGTAATTTGAACAGACATATCTAAACTCCTGTTAAAAGTAAATGTTTCAAAACTGTTTTAATAGATTGCCTATATAGGTCTATTCAAGAATATGAGATTGAATTCCCTCACATATATAAAATTAGTTTATATTATAACTCAATGCGTGTCAACTGTATAAAACTTCATTTAGTTTTAACATTTCCTGTAATGCCTGTTTATGCCCAGGATGCTGCTTATTCATATAAGGCCCTGTGCGATCAGCATACATCGCTGAAATTTTATTACTAGCTTCTTCCTTCGTTACTCCAAAGTTTCCTGCTGATTCATGACTAAAAGAATCTTCTTTTAAACCCTTACCTATCTTATTCATCAAACGAACAAATTTCACATTCGATGTTAAACCTGACTCTTTTAGTGTTTCAATCTCTTCTTGCGAAGCAAATTGTCTCAAAGCACGTTTAGCTAGATCAATTTCTTTATCAAAACCTACACCCCAATCTTTCTTTAGTGCAAACATCTCTGAATCAGCTTTCTGTTTATGTTCCTCTAATACTGCCTTCTGCGCTCCCTCTACTTCTTCATGATACCAATGGAACAAGCTCTCTGCTTGCTTTGGTAATAACCCTGATTTATGAGATATTTCCTTATATTTTTTCAAAAATGTCTCATCAACCTCTTGTCCTTCTTTTAATTTTACTTCGTACTTCTCCAAATCTGGACGACCTACTTTATTATAAAATGTATTCCAATCATCATCTGTTGCGTTTTTACCAGGCAATACAACTTTATCTTTGCCAATCATTTTCTGGGCGTTTACATATGATTTTAAAATCTCAGGATAATTGAATTTTTTATCTTTAATGAAAAGTTTTAAAGAAGGTTCACTCTTTAAACTATCATCTATCCCATCAGGAAACTCTACCTCAAGCAGAGGATTTTGTTTATCAGGAGGTGCTGTATTAGTAGTGTTTCCTCCACCCAAAGGAGGTTCATCTAAAATCATTAGTCTTAAATCAAATAACGAACGTAACCATCTAAACATAATTTATTTCCTCTTCTTCTAGTTTATCTATAACTAATTTTAATTTTACTGGGTCTTGTTTCAACATCGTTAAAATGTAATTAACTACGTTTCTCTCGCCTTCTCTGAATATACAGTTATGTATATCACCATCAAAAGACGTATGCATAAAGTGGCACTTCTTCATCAAATCATAAAGCACCCGTTGACCCTTCTCATTCTCAAACAATGCTTTATAGTCAGCTACCAAATCAACTTGCTTGTATTTCTTACTGTTGTCCTTGTTGTCCATTCATTGCCCCTGACGCTTGCTGAAGTGATTTAGTCTGATTTAAAGCACTCTGCTCAGCTTGCTGTTGTGCCATAGCCTGCTGACGCTGCTCTCGTATCTTGGCCATATCATCAGCTCTACGGAAAATTAACTGTGGCACGTTATATATGCTTGCAACATACTTTAGAATTTTATCAGCGTCAACATTATCTAAAACCGAAGGCTCAAATTGTGCTATAGGCCCCATGATACCCATTATCCTGTTCAAATTCTCTGCCTCAGAACTACGTTGTGCCCTCGCTATCATAGACGAATAATGCACCTCAAATGTCTTCCCCTGTATCTTTTCAGGCGCTGCTTTAATCTTTCCACGCCTCAACAATATCGAATAAACCCTATTCACCAATGGCTTCAACAATTCATAGTGCTGACGACCCAATATAGGCCCTAACAACCGCAACTTCTCCTCTGTCCTCTGCAAAACCTCAGTGGCCGTCATCTGCGGCCCTTCATTCAACTGCAACTGATCAATGAAAAATGCATCCCTAATTCGCTTCTGAATCAACTCAAGCAACTGCACCCCTAAGTCAGGTCTTGCCCCAGTAATAAGCGGCTCTATCCTATCCTTAGTGCCTGCCCTATAGTAATTAGTTCCACCTGGAATCGTTCTTATTGGCAATGTTACACCATCATCAGGAACCTGCAACGGTGGGTCTGTGACCTTCTGAGCTGCCCTAATTATCGTCTGCATCATGACATTTGTCATCTTAATATCAGATAATGCTTTCATAGCCGGCGAACGACCGTATATCTCACCACTAATCTTAGTCCATCGAGGCGTGATATATGGAAACTCCTCAAACCCCGATTCCTTCAAAATAACCTTCATCCCCAACAAAATGTGAAATGAAGCAAACTTCATACCCTTAGGCCCTATCTCCTGCGCAACGTCCGCATCGCTCCTCTTAAACACCGCATGTAAAATATCAAACTCTTTATCTAGATCAGTTTGCAGCTGATGTCTCTCATGCTCCGAAAACTCAGCATCTGGGAACTCCTCAAACAACTGTCTACCTGTCAACACATACTCTCTAAATATCCCGTTAACTATACCCTTAGAACTCTCCTCAAGGTATGCTTCGTTTATAGGACGTGAATTGAAAACAACATCTAACTCGTCGTCTTCCTCCACTCTGAGAATGGCCGTACCAAATGCACCCAAATCAAGGTACACTTCATGTATCTCCGTCTGAAAATTCGTATTATTCAAAACCTGATGAATCTGCAACGCCGTACTCTGCAACCATAGCTTAACGTCGTGATCCCCGTCCAACTCCTCGTCACCCATAGACAACTCAAACCACTGCACCGATGGATTCGTTAACATCCCATGCAAAGCTGAAGCAAGTAACTCGTTCGAGTGTATCGCCGTAGCATCAAACACTTTGACGTTACCCTTCTTCTCTCCACCTGTATTCCTCTGCTTAACGAATATATCGTCCTTTTTCGGAATAACGTAGTCAGCAACCTCCTGCCAGTGAGCATCCCAATTAGCTCTCGCACTCTTTAGCTTGTTATATCTTCGTACTATCGCTTCTACCTTACTCATTTTTTTACCCTATATTAAAATCAGTTGCTTGTAATTGTGATCTTCCTGGCATTGATTTTTTTGTATCAATATCTGATTTTCTCATCTGAAACATACTCATAATTCGATCCAATGTATCCTGCCCAACAGTCTTGAAATCCTTCTCCTCTCCGTATATCTTAACCTCTCTCATACCTAACAAATCATCAGATCTAACCGTCCTCAACAAATCAAAATTCTCGTCTCTCGCTGTCGCTGATTGTAAATTAGCACCCGAAGCTAACTGTCTACCCTGATCCACAAATTGATTGTAATCATTGACATTCATGCCTGTTCTCTTCGATGTTGTGTAACTAGATGATGTCGTACTCATATTTATACCCCGCTAAACTCGTTATATTCTCCACTCGCCATCTGTGGTAACTTCTTTCCAAAATCATTTCCATCAAAATCACTATCCCTCGTATCAAGAGCGGAATATCCGAAGCTGTCAGTCCCGTGCGATGTCCAGTTGTGAAACGGTTTATTCTTATACATCATCAACTTAGAATCCCATTCCTTCTGATAATCCTCCAACGAAGAAATACCCCTCGCACACTTAACATCGTCTATGTAACACTTCGGTAGCAAAGATCTAATGGCCTGTATCCGATCATCCACCGCTTGCCGCTTCTGTATCTCCACCCGTAAACCTAGTTTACGCAAAAACTCCTGCCGTGTCACTCCCGTACTCAAATCCCTAGCTGCGGCATCATGTGGAACGACATGCCTACCATAAGCATAGGGCAAATCTTTCAACAACTTCACATAATGCTCTAACCCCTCGCCACTCTTCTCATAATAGTCGATATAGTGCCAATTAATCCCCACCCTTTGCCTAAACCATATGGCCGTACTGTCTCCTATCCCCAAGTCCCAAAACGTGTCTACGGGGTACTGTGGATCGTACGGAACGCTTCTTAGTCTACTATCCCTACGAAGCTGCGCCATGATCTTCCCAAAATACACCCCTGGAGCAGCTGACGAAAAATTACAAAGCATCTCCTGCTCGTATTCATCCTCCGTCATATCTGCCCGCATTTCCTCTAATTCTGCCTTGGGAATAATCCCGCTTTCATCCGCTCGCAATATCTTCGTAAACCAACTAGGATTGGCCCTAGCTTTCTCATATCTATTGTAAAAATGGTTCTTACCCTTCGGCGTTCCTATAAAAATCGCCCAACCCTTACGGTCAGCAAGCGCAGGTCTGATTATCTCACCCCACACAATAGGATCACACTGAGCAAACTCATCCAACACCGCCCCGTCTAGGTATATACCCCTCAAAGAGTCAGGATTATCCGAACCTAGCAGCCGATACGATATTTTATCATCCCAAGGAGGCGGTCTCTTAATCACAACCTCCAAATCCTTCTTATTAGAGTCAAAACCTGGTATATTTTTCGTGTATTCCAACAAATAATCCCACGCAATGATGCTCGCCTGCTTGTAAGTAGGAGCCATATATGCATATTTCGGGTTTTTTAAGTTATTTCGCAGCCCTTGATCAATCATCTCGTTGATACTAAATACCGTTTTAGTTCCTCGACGATGAATCACAAGCACATTAAACCGTTTTAGGCACCCATGAGTATTGGACTGCCAGAAAATTGGCTTATAACCCGTCGATATATGCTTGACTTCCACTATTTTTTCTTACTTTTTGCTTGCGTTTGCGACAATTCTTTGAGCTGCTGGGCCATCAACTTGTATGCACCCTCTAACTCAGAATACTCCCGTCGCAATTGTTGCTGCTGCTGAATCAAGGCATTGCGTTCATCTGATATATTGAGATATTTCTTCTCCAACAGAACAACCTTTTTCTCTAAATCAATCATCGGGTTCATTTTCGATTTTTCTGTGTTCAATATCTCCCACTCGTTCTTGTCGTTCAATATCCGTTCCTGTTTCACTCTGCACCCCTTGCTCTCTATTTATCCCCGTTGATATTATAAACTGTACTGGTGCCTGAGCATCTCCACTGTGTATGGTTCGAGAACCATATCTATAGGGATTCGACACACCTGCCAAGTATTTCAATTTCTCAAATTTTAGCTTCTGCACCTGGACTTCGTCTCTATTTAAATCATCAGGCATTTCATTTAAATTGTTCACCATTTTCGTAAAAAACTGCTCTCCTTGCATCTCTCTCGCATCGTCGAGTTTCTGCTTTATCTCTGGATACACCTTCTGCCATCTCATGACTGTAGTAAGCTTGGGATACCCATCTAGCTTGCACACTTGAGACAACGTTAGCCCTCTCTCAACCATCACATCACATATCGAGTCCACGATTAAGGGATGGTAACTCCTGTGAGTAGTGTCGGCACCCATTAACTCTAATAGGTTTTCCGAATGTCCTATTATTTTTCCAGTCAACATATCGTAAGCAACGATACCACCCCCAGGCATCTGCTCGTAATACGTTCGCTTTTTTAACTCTTCTGCCGCTTGCTGTGTTGTAATGCTCATGTTTCTACCTATACTGCACCCAATTCAATTAGTCTACCATGAATTTGTCATTACTGCGCTATGACAGTGGAGGATTCATTCAATTTATTTTGTTTATTTATTCTTAATCTGTTTTGTCAAGTAAGTTTATCTTAACTTTTTTCTTTGTTAAGATTCTGTTAGTTGTGCGTTGTTTCTCGTTTTTGTTTTCGGCACACATAATGATATTGATTGCACCCGATTTAGTCTAACTTTACTGTTTCTGATAAGTTACAGTTGATCATTTATGTCAAGTATTTTTGATTGTCTATCTCGGCTCGGGCTTCGATGACGCCTCACAAGTAAACAAGGTTCCCGTCTTGGGGGGTACCCCCTTGAAAATATCATTGCTAATACTATAGCCAATGCTAATGCTATTGTCATTGCTATAGGCTATAGCTACATGGACTAGATGACCATTGTCATGGCACTGGCAATGGCACTGGCAATGGCACTGGCACTGGTGGATGGCACTGGTGGATGGCACTGGTGGATGGCACTGGTACCATCACCAGAGGCCAGAAAACGGCTCTAGGGCCACTCCACTGCACCCCGAGCGCTGTAAGATAGGATCTAGGCACCCGATGATTTAAAATGGCCTAAAAACGCCTCAAACGATCATGCACCGCACCCATCGGATCCGGTTGCTCGGATCGGCACCCCGGACATCATGGCCATGGCCCACGTTGATTTTTTGATAGCGATTGCATGCATGCGCATGTATGTTTTAAAATTATTTTTTCTGTAAAAGGTACCGGGAACCAGTGAACCGGAACCATTATACTGGTACTATATATATATCTAGTATAACATATAGCATTATAAATAATTCTTATTTATATATATTTTTTAAAACTATGAGATATATATCAATTCAACAGTACCCCGCCGCCGATCCACGTTCCACGATCATATGTACACACACTCCTACACTCCTAAAATAGCACTATACGAGCGTCAGCGGGTGCAATTAAATCATCGGGTACCAAGTACGGTGCCACCATCAGTACCGCACCGGTTTTAACGCGGATCCCTCAGTACCCACATAGCGTTATAAAACAAATAAGATTTGTTTTCAACACAAAACGCCAAAACAATATATATTTAAAAAAATAACGCAGTGTGGGTACTGAGGGATCCGAGTCAAAACCGGTGCAAAACCGGTGCAGAACCGGGTGCAGTGTTGCAAGCATTTTTGACGGTTGATTTTTCAAAAACACCGAAAAATGCCTGAAAAACACCGAAAAATGCCAAAAAACAACGAAAAAAGGCCCAAAAAGGGCCTAAGGGGTGCAGATCACTGACACTATCTTAACAAACATGGATCGGGTGCCAGATCCATGGCACCGCTTCGAGTATTGACTTTTAATTATTTTTGCAATCCGGCATCTATCAAACGTTGCTCGGGGGTGTGGTATACACAATATTTTTTCTGTATATCCTCAAGTGAATTTTCACTTAACAGACTTGATGGCAAGTCTATCTGACCGCACTGGCCATATAGAGATTTAAATTTATGGGTGCCGTCGACGATCTCACCGTAAAAACCAGTGGCCAAAACAGTTTCGTCGTGAACAACTGAATTGTCTTCATTGAAAAAATTTTCAGTGAATTGAGTATTTTCTGAATTGGGTGCGGGGTATTCATTGTAGTGATATTGAGATTTGGTTTTTTCGTTTTTGATGTAGATCCCGTTGTCAGTGTGATCAACTGTAAAATAAGATGGCAGTTCATTTTTTTTGTGTTTCGGCAACGATGATCGTAGATCTAGATTTAAATCTTGATCCCGCTCGGATGGAGATCCTAAGGGGGTGCCGATTTCTTCTTGATCGATCAACGATCGGAAATAATCAAAGAAATACTCATTGTCTTCATTGAACTTGCCATCAATCACGATCAAACTATCAACCGGATTGATGTTTGAATTGAGTATTTCCTCACTGATGAAACACCATGGTGAGTCTCCGGCAAGTGTGATCCTATATTCGGTGCCAGACATCTTATTTTTGATTTTTGTGACCGTGGATCCATCGCCGACAATTTCAAAAGAAAAATCAATGTATTTTTGTACTGTTTTTGGCAGTTCAATGCCGTTTTTTGGCTTTTGTGTTTCGGGTTTTAAAAGATATCCTACACCGGTGCCGATAGTTAAGGCCATAACTCCAATTAAAATTTCGTTTTTCATTTTTTTACTCCTGATTTAAATTTAATTATTTTTTTTACCATATATGATGGCCAACTAAGGCATCATTGATGGGGTGCAAACAGTTGTATACTTTTAAAACATCGCCATGATAGATATCATCGAGATTGCGGAACGAAACTAAGGCCATGCCCTCAATGATATACCAGTCTGCAATTAAATTTGTGCTGTTGTTGATGACTGAAACCATGCCATCAATATCATCCATCATCATTTTTAAATGGCCTTGCGTTGTGTCCGCTTGCTCGGCCAGACATTTTTTTCCGAGATCCAATTCAAGTAAAACCTGATTTTTGTTAGGCAAGCCTGACGCAACATTGGTACATATACTAGTTTGGGGTGCATGTTTTTTACCTACAAAAAACCCGAGCGAACCCGTTGCAATTAAAAGCAAGGCCAAATTAACGAGTCTTGAGAATAGTATTCTTTTCATTTTTTTACTCCTGATTTAAATTAAAAGGCCCAGCGATTTGCCGGGCCATCATTGTTTGGGTGCCGATCCTGAATTATTTTTTCAATCCGGCCTTAATAAGACGTTTTTCAGTGCGGTCGTTTGCTCGTTTTTCGATGTCTGCTCGTACCTGTTTTTTAATTGCATCTGTTGCATCCACGATCACAATTTTTTTGTTCAACATCTTGGCGCCACGTTGTACGCTCACGCTATCGCAAGATGTAGACGGTTTAAAAGCGGCTACAAGGTCTTTTGCTTCCTTGTCAACTGGATAGTTTTTGCCATCGACGTTTGCGCAAGTTAAGGCCATTGCAGATCCAGAAACTAATCCAAAAACAATACCAAAAATCACATTTTTCATATATACTCCTCAAGTTATTATCGGGTGCGATAGTGCATCCGAAATTGTTATTAACAATTATAATACTGAAAATCATAGTCTTGGTTATCATCATCAATATCATCGCAATCAATATATTCACCATCATCGGTCAGGGCCTCACCGTCGAGCGGATAGGCCGGATCGAAACCATCGCCCTCAACTTGATCTCCATTGCAAGGTGATCCGTACCCACCGCAACCGTATTTGGCCATGCAATCGGTGTCACTGCTACAACTATCATTTGCGGACAACATGGGTGCCGAAATCAGGGCCAGAATTAGAATCAATTTTTTCATTTTTCACCTCAATTTTTTGCAGTGGCAAACTGCGATTGATTTTTTTAATTGCACAACTTGTGCCACGTTGCGCAATGCTGATTTTTACACAAAAACAATACATTGTGCTTGCTCAAGTGTCAAACGGCCGATAGACTGACAAAAAAACAAATACACTGGTGCCGAAATGGCCCTATCGCTGGTGCCATAATGGCCCTATCGCTGGTGTCAAACTGACACCACACAAAAAACCATCATTATATGTTGCAAAAAAATCATTTTTTTCTAAACATTTTTCATTTGATCCCTGTCCATGCCATTGTCATTGCCATTGTCATTGCCATTGCTATGTCATTGCTATGTCATTGCCATTGTCATTGTCATTGCCATTGCCATTGCCATTGTCATAGAAAAGGATATATATCTTTATGACAGTGGAGGGCGCACAGAGGTTTCGCTAGGTGTCAAGTTGTAGCAAAAGGGTGCTAATCATGGTCAGGTTTTTTATACTGATTTTTCCCGAGTCATCGGCCAGACGGTAGAATTTTTCTCTCACGTTTGTTTTTAGATACAATATCGCATGTTTTTCTCCGGCCAAAACTTTATATATCTTACGCCTAGTCATATCAAAATTATCGGCAACGAGTATGTCACCAACTTTCATGGGTGCCGAAATCAGGGCCGCAAGGCCATCAAAAGACAAGCGCATATGCACCCCAGAAAAATAATAAATTGAGTTTGATTTTTTTAAAATTTGTGTTTCTATCGTTTTATTTTTCATTTTCATTCCTTTTCATCACTAAAATACAACAAATCTGCATTGCCAGATTCCGAGTTATTTTGTAAGTTACTTTGCAAATAGTTATTGTAATCATCGAGCGTTTTTATATACAATTCTAACGCCGATTGATGCATTACATTAATATGATCTAAAGTTAGTTTTATATCGCACAGCATAGATTTATATGTTGACAATATAGCTTTGTCTATCGTTTCCATTTTTTGACCTTTTTTTAAAATTTTATTTTTCGTTTCGTAAATTTTTGATAAATCTTTCAGCTTTTATCTGACTGCTAAAATGAGAGTTCAGGCCTGTTGTTTTTGAGCCGTCTAAATTCAAAAAAGTGACTCCATACATTCTATCGCTATAGATTCCCCGGCCCTCTGAAAGTTCGTACAGATATCTCCCGGCCTTTCCGTATCTTATGGCATTAGGAGTCATAAAATGCATATTGTCGTTGTAAGCTTCCAAAAACATTTTTCTGATTTTGTCGCAAGTAAATTTTTCATCGATCATTATAGTTCTCCAATTAGTTTTTTCAACATGTCGATATCGCTGGTGATTATGACCATGGTCTTTGCTTTCGTTTCTTCTTTTTCTATCTCGAGTTTTTGAATCTTGATATGTTGTTTTGCGGGTGCAGTTTTAAGGCCTTTTTGGGTGCTTTTTCCCGCTTTTTTCATGTCTCTTAGGTAGTTTCCGACCATGTTATGCACCCGTTTGCTTTCTATGCCATATTCTTCAGCTAATTCTTTTCTGTTTTCTCCGTTGATTGCTCGGTTGATGATCTCTTGACGAGTTTCTGGATCTAATGTTTTTGATTTGGTTTGCGTCATACGTTACATTCCTTTTTGTTATCAGACAGTTATGGGTGCGGTTGATGCCTTACCACAATGCTTTCACTTTTGCAAGCACAAAAGAATAAATAGTCTTACATCTAACTTTCGTTTCTTACATTTCACAGATGTAAGAATTTAATAAAAACAAGTGTTTGACATTGCGTTTGTTGCAAGCAACTATTCTGTTTATTCATAATATCAACAGGTTAAAAAGGTAGGTGATTTTTACAAAAGAAGGATTAAAGTTAAGAAAACTTTTATTTAACTAAATTCTGTTTATACCATTCGAGTATAAATAAGCTTTGTTTATGCGGTCCAGTATAAATAAATGATATTTACTAACCAAACATTGTTTAATGTACGAAAAAGAAAAAATCTATCTATCTATCTATGACAGTGGAGGGCGGACGAACTTAATTTCTTAAAATATCGCTTGCAATTGTGACAAAACTATTTTACATTTTGTGTAACTAATCTGGCACATGCTAGAGTAACGCAACGGCGGTGATTTTATGTTCGATGTTTATGTAGACGGTATCATGGTTGGTTCAGCTGATGAATATTCTGATGCTGTTGAAATAGCTGTGGAAGAGGTAGCTTATATCCAGATCCATGAGAACAGGTTCGTGGACTGGGAAATAAAGGAGTGTCGTCTATGAAATGGAAAGATGGGGTGCCGAGATACTGTGTCGCTATGGGTGGTCCACCTGATTTAGCTGAAGCAGTTAGGAATGGTTTTTTCGAGACAATAGAGGGTGCAGAGAAAGATGCAGAATATTGGTTAGAAGAATGGTCTTTGGAAGATCAGGCGTTTATTTTTGAAGTTAAATTGATTAAAGTAAAACATTATTCACAAGAGGAGAGTTATGAAACGGATAGCAGTGATTGTAGGGCATAGTGCCAAGGCTTCAGGAGCAGTTAACTTTAGAGGGGTGCCAGAGTACGATTTCAACCATGGTATTGCTTCGAACGTGTGCCTGGATCTAGTATCGAAATACGAGTGCGAGGCACAGATATTCTTGAGAAAAACCAGTATTTTGGAAGTAGGAAAAGCTGTTAAACTGTTTGACCCTCACTTCAGTATAGAGTTGCACTTCAATGCAGCTGGATACCCTGTAACAGGCCCACAAACCGAGATTCTATGCTTAAACAGCAAGTCAGGGGTGCAATTGGCCCAGAAGATGGCAGCGGCGTTTGATGTGGAATACAAATACGGCCTGAGACGTGACAAGGGTGCCAAAATCTTGAGTCCAGAGGATAGAGGATTTATGAATCTACACTCTACTGGCAAGGCAGATGCTCTTTTAATTGAACCTGTATTTGGAGACTATGAGACGAAACAATCTGTTGAATTTTTCTCTAAACCAGAGCGCTATGTTCGATTCATGTCTGAATTTATAGCTAAGGAACTGACTCTTCCTCTTTTGTTCAAACCTGAAATGAAAGAAATGAAGCAAACAGAGATGTTTGAGAAAGACGACTTAATTGCAGCGATTGAGAAGTTAACCGCTGCTTTAGAGCGATATAAGAGTTAAAACGGTTCAGATAACAGGCACCTTTTAAAACCATGCATTGGTTTTCCGTTTACTTTTTTTCTCTCTTTTAATGCATCGGCATCAGCACCGATTATATCTTGGATGTATTTGAGTAAAAGTTTTCCGAATTGGACGAGACCAATTGGGTATTGGATATAGTTTGCTTTGCAGTAGTTTATATAGACTAAATATAAAGAGTTTGTTGTCATGAAATCTGTGTCTCTATATGTTAGTTGGATGCTGTCCTCGAAAAACTCAGTTAGTGAGTTTTCGTTTCGATACTCGTCTAGTGCCTGATTCACACGCTTGACATCAGTGAAACCATGGGTGCGGTAACGGTAGTACGCTTCAACAACCAGATTTAAGATTCCTGAGAGTTCGTTGTATAATTTGTCTCTGAGATTTTTGTCTTTCCTGCGACCCTCGAATCTAGCGTTGAAAGGCATAATGATAAACCGTCTAAGCATCCCATGGGTGGTGTCTTTGTTTTTAGGCAATTCGTTAGCGGCAACGATGAATTTGGCACGGTTGCGGATCTTGAACGACTGTTTATAGAGCACTTTGACGAACAACTCACCACCCGCAATGATGTTTTTAAAGTGTGACGATTCCTGGAAACTATCTTTAGGTGTTTCTTCTGATAGGTTCAGAAGTTTACCCTGAAGATCAGCTGAGTGCTGAGGGTCTGTTATCTGTGCCAGGTTCAGAATCGAGTAGTTGTCGCCAACTAGCTTTTTAACAGTGTCTATGAAAACTGATTTACCGTTCGAACCTTCACCCGTTAGCATCATAGCTTTCTGCTCTCGGCACTCAGTATCTGTAAACGAATAAGCTAGATATTCTAGCAAGAGATTGGACATATTTTGATCTGTCATAGTAACTTCTTTCAGAAATTGCTCAAATCTGGGTGCGGTGGCATGTGGATCGTAGGCGTAATCTGTGACGTAGGTAAAACCATAATCAGTTGAATGAGGCAGTAACTCTACTTTTTCATTTCTGAGATCCAGCACCCCATTTTGACAGTTGATCATCTTGTCGGTGCTTGAGTTCAAAAAACTGTTGGATTTGCCGTTCGTCCTGTGAACCTTGGCGAGAAATTCGTTTACCATCGCTGATGTTGGGCGTGGGTTAAAGTTGTCCTCAGCGAATCGTTTCACCTGGACATCTAGAAGAGGCTCCCAATGACGATCGTTGTATACAAAAATCTGTTCATTCTCGTCGGTGAAGTATGTATATTGTAGGTTGAAATATTTAAGTAAATCGTCATAATTAGGCTTTGCTTTTTTCAGCACCTTTGTTTTTTCGTCAAATATCTGGTCGTAAAAACCAGTAGCCTGGGTGCGGATATAGTCCTCAGATCTAATAGTTATAGGCGATATGACTTTCTGGTAATTAGGGCACTGCTGGCACCCCTGCCAGAGGGTATTTATGTTTTTACACGTCCTAGGCCCTGACGTTTGTAGCGTGTGGTTTATCTTGATGCTCGTATCTCTGTAGTTGTAACCAGGATGCTCTGCACTGTATCTGTGGGACAAATCAACCCCATCATCCAGCCGTGCCGTTATCGAGAGCATGGCATACCAAGCAGGTTCATCAATTGACGCCTGGTTTTCATGGCAGTGTTTCAGGAAATCGCACCCCTGTAGGACTGCTTTTGTATCGGGTGCAGGGTATCGAGATAACTGTTGGTCAGCAATCTGTTCATCGGGTGCCAGAGTCGGTATCTTCGTTACGCTTTCCAAAGAAAAATTAGGTTGCACAACCATATTTTTTTGGATTAAATAAGCATCCTTGATCAGGTTTTTGCTACCATATCCTGTTTCGGGTGTTTTCTTATTGACGGTATTAGGCAGCCTCATTAGTCTTGCCGGCGACCAGACGCTAGGATCAGTTTTGCCAGCTAGCTTAGCTGATTCTAGCGCCTGGTTTATTATCTCGCATAACATAGCGTATAGAGTGCGAGAGTAGTTGAAATACTCTTTATCTGTTATGGCGATATCAGATTCAATCAAATACTGGAGTCCATTTCCAGAACAGACGATACCTACTTCCTCGAATTTTAGATCACCCATGCATTTCAGTACAATTGGGTGGTATTCGTTGATGCGATCTAGATCGATGCCATCTATATCAACAGGGATAGTTGTTTGTTGGATCATTTTAGTGCCAGGTTTCTCTTCACATCTGGCAGTTGTGTAAAAGAGATTCCATCGTTCATCGTGAGGAATTGCACCCATGATGCGGTCTAAATTGGCGAACAAATCAGGAACGGATTCAGCTCTCCATTTGTAGTTGAAAAAATGATGTCCTGTTTTGTAGCTATTTGTTTTTGTGTTTAGATGTTGCCGGAGTCCAAGAATCTGAATCATATAAATCCTTTTATGCAGGGTGGGAAAGAAATATTAATTTTTCGCTTGCTAATTTGTCAATCAAAAGTTATTTTTTCTTTATGGAATTTATTGGCGAACCAGCACCCTATCAGAAAGAATTAGTTGAACTATCTACAAAGATACCGAACGTCGGATTATTGTGGGACGCAGGCGTGGGAAAAACTTACGCTGTTATTCACGCTCTACGCTTTCAATATAATCTAAATTTTCGTGTTATGAAAACAATTATTTTTTCACCGATAGTTACTTTGTGGAACTGGAAAGCTGAGTTCGATAAATTTTCTAAGATCGGCACCCTTGTCCATGTAATAGATAAAAAGGGTGCAAAGAGAATAGAGCAACTCTCTGTTGCCTCTAAACAAAATTGCGTTATCGTTTTAAATTGGGAGGCATTGCGAACTGAAGCTATTTTCAACATCATAATGGAATTTGCACCCGAGATTGTTGTTGGTGATGAAATGCATATACTGAAGAATTATAAATCATCTACAGCTAAACTCGCTGTCAAAATAACTGACGATGTTCGTAAGCGTAACGGTCGTGTTTTTGGTATGACTGGAACAGCGATTCTGAACAGTATTCAGGACATCTATATGCAATACCGATTCTTAGATGGTGGCAAGTCATTCGGAACCAATTTCTTCACCTTTCGCAACCTATATATGGTTGATCTAAATGCCAATTGGAGAGGTCAGAAGAAATTTCCTGACTGGAAACCACGCCCTGAAATGTTTCCAGAACTGAACAAGAAGATCTACGCCATATCCACTAAAGTATCAAAGAAAGAGGCGCTGCCATTCTTGCCTGATTTAGTAGAGATTAATCGTTACGTCGAATTATCTGCAGAGCAGTCAAAGCTCTATAACGAAATGAAAAGAGATTATATCACTTGGATCAATGCTAATTCAGTCGCAGTTGCACAGCTCGCACTCACGAAACTGCTACGCCTACAACAGATTGTATGTGGACATATCAACGACGAATATGGAGAAGTCCATTACATAAAAGACAACCCACGTTTGGGTGCCTTAGAGGACTTACTCATATCATTAGTTGATCAGCACAAAGTCATTGTATGGCACACATTCAAGGCAGACAGCACCCTAATTTGTCGCATGTTAGACCAAAATAAAATTCATTATGTAACAATCAACGGTGATCAGGATATCACCGCAAAACAAAGGGCCATGGATGAATTTAATAAACTGGAATCATGTCGTGTCTTGGTTGGTAATCGCCGTGCAGGTGGCATTGGTATTAATCTTATCGCTGCTGACTACTCAATTGTTTATAGCCGTAATTTTTCTCTTGGAGAAGAGGAACAATCAAAAGCGAGAAACTATAGAAGAGGATCAGAAATACACGACAAAATAATAAAAATCGACCTTATTTCAAAAGGAACTATTGACGAAACGCTTGCAGAAGCGTTAAAGAATAAAAGCGACATCGCAGGGATAATCTTGCGACAATTTAAGGAGTAAATATGCAAACAGTGAATCTCGATGCTTGGGAGTCAGAAACCAAGCGAGAGGCAATTTCTGTCGAGCTACTGGACCAATTAATGAAAGAGTATGAACTAGCTCGCACCCGTTACGAGGAAACTAAGGAGATTTCAGATGAGGCGTACAAGCTAGCTGAGAACAGAAAAGCGGAACTAATCGACCTACTTGAGAGAGCTGGCAAGCGAAACTGGGCAGTTGATGGAATCGGTAAAGTATCTGTGTCGGAAAAGATGACTATTCGGGTGCCTCAAGACCTGATGAAGAAGAAAGACATGCTGTCGTTTTTCCGCACCCTTGGGGAAGATAGGTATCTATCTATGGTATCTGTCAACCACATGACACTAAATGCGTTCTACAAGCAAGAAACAGAAGCAGACCCTAATTTCCGTATCCCTGGGTGCGAAGATGGGGCAGTTGAAAAAACACTAAGATTGAATCGCACAAAGCGATAAGAAACAAAGGAATAGAAACATGAAAGAAGTAACTGTGAAACAAGAAACTAGTCTAACTATCCCATCAGTCGATGCCTGGGGTACACCTGATATCGGTGCTCAAGATATCTTGATCCCCAAGATCCTACTAATGCAGGGTTTATCTCAGTTCGTAGCTGACGGCGCTGCTCAGATTGGAGATTTTAGAGACTCAGTATCGGGTGCATTGCTCGGGAATCTCAGCACCCCCATTCAGTTTTTGCCCGTCCATATAGACAAAACATGGGTGCTGTCTAAGAAGATTGGCGACAGGTTCAAATATCAGACTATGATGCCTGTTACTAGGGATAACGAGAACATGGAATGGGAATACACTGATAACGAAGGGGTGCTATGCCGTCGTGACTATACGATGACCTGCTACTGTTTACTGCCTTCAGACGTGAAAGAAGGACTGCCAATGCCATATACAATCAGTTTCAGACGTACTTCTATGAGAGCAGGAAAGAAGCTATTTACTCAGATGTATATCCGTAATAAACAAGCTGGAAAAGTACCTCCTGCTTCTGTTATGGAATTATCAGCGAAGCGAGAGAAGAACGATCAAGGGACTTATATGGTTCTGGATATCGCACCCGTTAGAGCTTCATCTAATGAGGAAATACACGCTTGTTTTGAACTATATAAAACCATCCAGGGTGGTAGTGTTCGAGTAGATCACTCTGATTTAGAGCAAGAAGCACAGGCACCCGTTGTTGATGTTCCATTATCTAACCAATTTTAATTATTTCATGGGTGGGGATATCCCACCCTTTTAGAGGTTTATATGTATAAAGAAGAATTAGAAACTAAATTAGAAACTAAACCAAGAAAAGAACAAACATGTACTTTCTACTGTCGAGGCGTCACAGTTAGAAACAAAAACTTTGCTTTAGCTGAGATCAAGAAACTACGCTATAGAACAATAGGTAAGTATATCGATGCTCTTTTAGAATATCGCCGCACCCTTGGTAAAAAAGAGGTCGATGATGAATGAGGAATTTTTCATACTCCGCAGCCTATATAACAAACATGGACACAGAAACCAGGTTCTAAAACTCGCTGAAGAAGCAAGCGAGTTATCCCGTGCCTGTGTAAAGATGGTGATGCAAATGCACGATACTCCAGATCATGAGATAGATAAAAGCAATTGGATAGAAGAGATCGTCGATGTTCAAATACTAATTGAACAATTCATGACGTTCTATTCGGGTGCCGAGATTCTAGAACAGAGAAAGGCACGGTTTGAAAAATTGAAAAATTACGTTAAGGAATCTGGCCATGACACTTTTGTTTGACGTTGAAACTAATGGATTACTACCTGAACTAAACGTAATCCATTGTTTGTCTATATACAATACAGAAACGGGTGCCATCATGTCGTTCGCTGACAAACCAGACCACGTTGCAGTTAACGTAGGAATCGAGATTCTGGAAAAAGCACCCCATATAGCTGCTCATAATGCTTTCGATTTCGACATAAAAGCAATAAGAAAGGTTTATAAACAGTTCAATCCGACAGGAAGAATCGACGACACGCTAGTTTTGTCTCGTCTGATGTTCCCTCATTTAATGGATTTGGATATAGAGAAAAACAAGATCAAATCTAAGAGCTATGGTTCGCATAGTCTAGACGCTTGGGGGCAACGGCTCGGGGTGTTAAAGTCTGAAACCCAAACAGATTGGTCAACTTGGACTCCTGAAATGCACGAATACTGCATCCAAGACGCTTTAGTTTTATCTAAATTATGGAAATATCTTATAAGCTTGAATTATTCCCAAGGTGCGATAGAATTAGAATATGAGTTCGCCAAACAAATCAAAAAACAAGAAGAAAACGGCATCCCATTCGATCTACGAAAAGCTAATGTCCTTCTCGAAACCTTCACAAATCAAAAAGAAAAAATCGAACAAGAGGCAGCCTCTGTCTTCCCTCTCAGAGAGTCGAAGAAAGTTATTATTCCCAAAAGAGATAATGCCAAAAAAGGATATAGAGCAGGAGTAGCGCACGTTACTTGCACCCATGCACCCATGAACCTTGGATCTCGTATCCAGGTTATCGAGTATTTCAAAGCAAAATACAATTGGGTGCCGAAAGAAACAACACTGAAAGGCAACCCAGTTCTCAACGCTGATGTATTCAAAGACATACCGTTTCCTGAAGCTAGAATCGTGGCAGAGTATCTCGACGTAACAAAGTCAATAGGACAACTATCAGAGGGTGCCACTTCACTTATATCGAAAGTGACCAACGGTCAGATACATGGACGTGTTTTTCATAATGGAGCTAGAAGCGGACGATGCACCCATTCTTCTCCAAATATGGCACAAATCCCTAAAAACAAAGAGTTCAGAGAGCTGTTTATCGCACCCGTAGGTAAATTCTTTGTGGGTGCTGACTTAAAGGCAATCGAGCTGCGTATGCTGGCGCACTATATGCACCCATACGACGGTGGTAACTACACAAAACTGTTACTCGAATCAGACATACACACAGCGAACCAAGAAGCGGCAGGCCTGCAGACTCGTGACCAAGCTAAACGATTTATCTTCGCCTTCCTGTATGGAGGTGGACAGGAGATGCTAGGATCTATTGTTAAACCTGATGGAACACTAGAAGAGAAAACGAGGATAGGTAAACATATCAAAGAGAGCTTCCTTGCCAAGATACCAGGGTTAAGTGACCTGCTAAGAGACGTGAAGAATGCCTTCAATCATCGTGGTTTTTTAATAGGACTAGACGGACGGAAACTGCACCCAAGGGCCGCATATAACTCTCTAAACACTCTACTACAAGGCGGGGGTGCCGTCATCGCCAAGAAATGGACTTGTCTGATCCATGAGTACGCAGCCGATATGGACATTTTACAACATATCCATTGTCACGATGAAATAGTCTTGAGCTGCTACGAAACAGATGTTGAAGCATTAACTAAGATTTGTTTACAAGCAGCGATAGACACAGGGGTGTTTTTCAATATCAACCTTCCAATTGAGGCAAATGCCAAAGTTGGATTAAATTGGCACGAGGTGCACTGATGATGTATCTGAACAACAGAATCTATAAAATAATAGATAAACAGGATTTATTTAATAAAGTGCTACACAGCACCGATTTTACAAAAGCTAAAAATTCTTTAGATGCTGTCAAAATCATGTTCAATTCTATATTTCCATCTATAGAAAGAGTGGTGGAAGATAATGAATCACTGCTAGTTGAACAAGAGAAAGTTCTAAAGAACTACGCTGAATTAGATGAAAAATACAAAAAACTGGAACAGGAATATGCCGATCTTAGAAAACAAATTCAAACTGAAAGTGATGAGAAAATTGAAGGAAATTGACGGCGGTTTCTTTTTCACTAAAGAAGCCATGTCGCTACGTGGATACCCCGACATACTTGGGTGTTATAAAGGTCGTTTCATCGCCCTGGAAGTGAAACGATCAAAGGCAGATAGCACCCGTGAAACTGGTAGGGTGCCACTGCAAAAATATATACTGGACAAAATCACAGATTCCGGTGGATTTGCCAGCTTCATATATCCTGAGAATGAGGAAGAAGTTTTTAAAAATATTCTATCCATTTGACTGTTCGATGCACATCCGCATTTCCTGACTGTGATGTGGCGTAGAACAAAAGAACTTGAGAAGTAGTTCCAGCTATATCCATTCCTATCAATCGATTTGGGTTAGTTAAAAGCGTACAGTTAGGGCAATCAGACGCAGCTCTGTTGTTTCCTGCCGCAACCCAGAATGAATCTATGTTTATAGTGCTACCGCATGTAATTGCTGAAATATCGGTGCTGTATTCGGCAGCGCTTAAAGTGCCAGCGCTTACCCATGTAGCGGTTATAGCTGATGGATTCATGCATTTTACAGATTCAAATAAAGTTGATGCAGTTACAAGAGCAGACATTCCTTGTAGAAAAACGGATTTTCTATTTACCTCTCCAGCAAAAGAGCTTTTCATTCTAACCGCACCCACTAATGCCCTTGTTGATACCGTTTTTGGAGTAACACCGGAGTTCATTGTAAACTCAAACACCGGCGGCGCATAAGTTCCTTCAGCTGCGACAGCACCGCAGAGTTCTTTTAAAACAGTAGGTGAAGCTGTAATTCCTGTGTTCACGTTCTCAAATCGAATAGGAAGCGTTCCCGTATGCATATAAACAGTATCAATTATATCCGCATTTAAAAACTCATGTATGTATGTTATTTCACCGTCAATATCTAAACCAAATCGCACCCTTCCTACACCCAACCATTGATAGTCGATTATAAAAATTTGTGATTTAGATAAATCAACATTCTTTCTATACACCCCTGAGCCATCTAGTTTATCTATATTCCAATCGTTCTGATAAATAACCTGTTCAACAACCGAACCAGAGACAGATGAACGTAGCACAACCGCAGGGCCGTTGCTGTCAACCTGAAAAAATAAACCGTCGCTGTCGTCGAAAAGCCCAATTCTGCGCACATTATTTGTTTTCGCAGTTCCTATAACACCCGTGATCGTGACTAACTGGCTCTTGCCTGGAACGTATGGAACATAGATAAAAGATTGTCGTAGCGCCCTCTCACCGTTCGGGGTGCCAACAGTCAACGCAACAGCTGATTCATTAGGTAAATGAGCTATCGAAGCACCAGCACCCGTGGTAGATCCAACCATTGTGTTCGTGTTGTAGTAGACGTTGGTTGAATAGAACAAAGCGAGCTGTTCCGACACCCGTAGCCGACCAAAGGCATCTCTATAGTCAGTAGGTATGGCGATATCTAAACCACGCTTTTTACTCAGATTCGTTCCTGTGATACTAAGAGGTTGTGATGTCTGAGAACGAAATTCGTTAGCTGTCACAGCGCTAAAGCTTTCAGAAGCTAGAAATAAACTAAGAAGCACAACGAGAGATGTAAAAATCTTATAAATATTATTCACTTTAACGCCTTATTTTTATCATTCCACCCTTGGTTTTCGGGTGGAAAATTCGGTTTTGGAGGAAGCGGTGATTTACCTTGCCGCTCCTGATCTTCCACCCATTTGAGAATCGCTTTGATTAAAAGCTCTATTCCGTATTTTATTGCTTTATCTAAGATAAAGCTTCCTATTGCACCCATGGTTAGACTTTTTTGAAAAGATCAATGTAAAGTTGGGCGTATTCAGTTTGAACTTTGACAATTTCAAGCCCTTCGCCAGCGTCTATATCTTTGATTTCCATTGGAATCTGAGCGTAGTTTTCATATGCCAAAAGCACTTTAGCTTGGAAGGTAGGATCTTTTACTATTTTATCGTACAAAGCGCTGAAGTCCTGAATCTGCACCCCATCTTTAAATTGTAGAGCGAAGAATAAGCTGATTTCATTCAAAGCAACAAGCGCCTCTTTGGTTTCCTTAATCCCGTGCTGTGAATCTGGTTTCTTTAGTCGAGGAATTAAGAGTGTTAAAACTGCGAGAATTGCATCTAAAATGTTTTTCATTGTTGTATCCTTTTCGACAATTCATCGTCGATTTCTTTTTTTACGGCAAGCTTTGTAGCGGCGAAATTGCTGATTATAGTCCTTTCGTTTTTTGCTATTCGCTCTTTAATAAGTGTAACTTCGGCATCCATTGTTTTACAAGCATCTTCCAGAGCTTTTGTTCGCCAATTAGTTACCTCTAACGTGGAATTTAATGTCATGAGAGATTGATTGATTTTGTCGTGTATAATATTTTGACCATCTATAGCTTCTTTGAGGTTATCAGATTGCTCAATCAGTCTTTTTTCAAATGACGTAAAAAAAGTATATATGAGAGTCGCAAAAGCTGAAATCAAGGCAAGTAAAAGTCCCCAAGTCTCAATAGAAAGACCTCTATTAGCAAGGACAATGCTTTCGATAAAAGATTTTACTTCTTGTTCTGACATTAACTTTCTCCATCCTTGGACGTCTTTCATTAATGATACACCTGATTTGCAATAAAAGATCTACTTATTTTTGCTGATGCTGATCACGAGTCAAGCTTTTTATTTGTGAAAAAAAGTAATATTATCTTAACTGACATGGAAGTTTGTATGACCATGGAAGGTCTTGCACCCCTAAATGGTTGACTTCTGTAATTCTGATACGCTATAAAATATACAATGACAAGAATTGACTCCTTAGTTATATTGTCAGAGATCTCCCCATAACGCGTGTTTGTGACCAAAATTCTAAATTACAAACAATAATTATACTCTTAGAAATGAATGATTGTTGGCAAATGGGGAGATCTTTTATCTACTTTCTAGCTCTACAATTCTCGCTGTTAGTTGATCAACTTTTGCGCTTAGCTCTTGGATTGCTTTGATTAAACGAGCTTCATTTTTACCTAAACCTGATAGAGTTAAATATCCTTCAGATTCACCTACTAAGTCGGGATAAATTGCTTGGACTTCTTGAGCTATAAACCCTAATTGGTGTCCACTTCCATTTTTGTAGTCAAATTCAACAGGTCTTAGTGCTTTTATGTTTTCAAGTTGTGAAGGGATTTCAACGATATTCTCTTTTAATCTACTGTCAGAGTAACTTCCAAAAGCCGCTTGACTTGCACCGTTTGCATTGATTTGTCCTTGGCTAGTATCAGAAGCTCCTGCCATTTTAAATTTTACGAAAACTTGAGACGTAGTAGAGTCATTGTCGAATTTTTTCAAATATAGACATGGAGTTGCTTGTGAAGACGTTGACGTGTGATAGAAAGTTCCAACTGCATTACCTGATCCAGTTTGAACAACCATTAATTTAGATCCTGAGTAAGTTGCGCCTGTTGTACCTATTTTTACAACAGCATCTTCAGTGGTTAAAACAGCTGCACCATTATTTCTTAATTCAACAAATCCACCTGAGGCAGAATTAAGATAAATATTGTTTCCACTAGCAAACACTGTCGAATACACTGCGTTATCAGATCTGTACAATCTTAATTCTTTAGCTCCGTAGTGATTTATATTTCCGCTTGAATCAATTCGCATACGTTCAGTTCCACCAACAGTGAATGCGGTGAAATTATTGGCGTGGTTATCACTATTGTTGAAATAAACACCGCCGCCTGTTGGTTTGTAAATTTCAAAAGTAGTTGTTCCACTATCAGCAATATTTCGAGTGATCATCCTCCAGATACTGCCTCCACCGCTAGTGGTGTTGTATGTATCTAAAAGGTACGAAAGAGCTGCCTGGTTTTGTGTAACTTGAAATCTGGACGTTGGTGAACCTCCGATCCCCACATTCCCGCTAGAATCTATTCGCATACGTTCTGTTCCAGTGGTTGTTGTAACATCCGCCGCAGTTATAAAAGTCAAATATGTTGCAGCGTTCCCAAGGGCTGTGCCTCCACCCATAGATACTCTTGCCGCTGACCCATCCATCCCAGATGATAACAAGGTGATAGGTTCTTCAGCATTAGTGTAGTGGTACGTTCCGATCATCGAACTTTTAACTGTTGCATCAGTCCTTGTTGAACTAGATGTGTTTGCACCGACAACTAAACTTACTCCGCCGGAAGCAATATCTAATCCACCGTTAGTTGCGGACGGTGCTGTTGTTGAAATCCCAACCTTACCATTTGAGTCTATAGTTAATGCAGCTGCCGAAGATGTTTTTAAAATTAATTTACCTGTAAAATCATTTCCTATAGTTGTTACACCTGGATCAAAACTTACAGCAAAATTAGAATCTGATCCATTGGTAACATATAAAGCTGGGTTATCATTATCGCCTCTAACTTCTAATTTTCCATTTGTAACTGCACCGGTGCCACCGATTCTAACATTTCCAGCTGAAGTAACACGCATGTGCTCAGCATCTGAACCACCAAGCACTAAATGTGATTCAGCTATAGCTAAATAACCTTTTTTGTTCCCATTGTTCTCTACCTGGAATCTAAATTCTTGTTTATCGTAACCTGTACCAGTGGCGTTTCTATTAGTCGTAACTCTTAACTCAACTGACTGCGATTCATACGCTGCTTGTAAGAACAAATGGGTTAGTCGGTCACCAATAACAGTCCCTAAAGTCACCCAGGGTGCATTATTCAAACTTAAAAGATAAGCTGCACCGTCTTGACCTATTCCTACATAACCATTTGTTGCGTTGACGAAAAATTTAGCGCCCCATTCAACAGTTGTTCCATTACTCCGTAACACTTTTCCGTCTGTACCAATAACAGTGGGTGCATGAACAACACCATCAGCAATATGTCCAGGTATTTTCTGAATCTGCGTATATGAATTAATTAATGCCATTCTGCACCCCTATAAGTATTTGACGAAAAATTTAAGCGTGTTCGCTGTCGCCGTGCCTGTTCTACGATTACTGGTGAATTGAACCTGACCTGCTGAAGTTATAGATAACGTAACTCCTCGGCTCTCGCCTTGGTAGTTATCTTTGCTTATCTCCCAGGCACTGGTTGCTGTATTATAGTATGCGTAAACTGTGCCTTCTCTGTACGGTTTTTCGACGAAAGAACCGTCTTCGGCATGTGCTACATGGAAATTTCTACCGCTCACACCGTCAATGTTAGATGCATTGACTCCTAAAAATGTTTTACCGCATGGAGTTTCATAACTCCAAAACCCACCGCTACCAAATCTAAAACCGTAGCTGAATGGCGCAGCCACATCTCTCGGTTCTGTGCCGTTTTTATCTAAAATAGTTACACCATAACGACCGTAATATGGTTGTGTAGCAGCTAAAAAGTTACCTAAAACAACAATTCTGTTTAAGTATGTTTGATAGATACTAGACACTTGGTTGTTAAATAGAGCGCCATCACTTGCTAAGTTAGTGAAAGCAATGTCCAACGAACCATCTGATTTAAATTTAACTAGACGACTTCGGTTTGTAGTGCTTCCGTAGTTTGTAAATACCCCTCCAACAACAAAACCGTTATCGGGAGTTTTAATACCAGTATAAACAGCATTGTTAAACTTGGTTGCAGAATCGCTTATTGCAGCTGTTAAAGTTGTATCAACTGAACCATCTACCGTATTTAAAACGATTGCGTAACTACGATTAGCGGTGCCAGCATACGCAGTAAATGCACCCATGACCAGAAGTTTTCCTGCTGAGATTTCCAATACAGAGTAAACACCCGCATTGAAGTTACTTGTAATAGCTGTATTAAATGCTGAATGTTCGGTGCCATCTGCGTTTAAAACTACTAGATAGCTTTTACCTGTTGTTCCTCCATAGTCTATAAAAGTTCCTGCAATTGCAATTTTTCCATCTGCAAGTTGCTTTATGTCGTATGGTATATTCCCTATTTTGGCGCTGTCAGAAGAGTAACCAGTAAACGCTGTATCCACCACCCCTGTGGCACTGATTTTTATAAATCTGTTTCTGCCTGTAGTTCCTGCGTAGTTTGTAAAGTTACCACCTATGAGCAAATCTCCATCAGCATGTCCTGTAATAACTGAAACACTATTATTGAATTTAGTTCCTGAAACAGCCGCTGCCATAAAAGTTGAATCAATTGTACCTGACCCATTAAATGCAATTAATCTATTGTCTCCTGACGTGACATAATTAACAAAACTTCCACCAATAAAATGCAGTCCATCTTTATGGGAATACATGATCGGGTTGAACGCAATTCCGTAAGTAGAAAATTTAGATCCATCAATAATGTTTGTTAAAACACTAGATAAATTAATATCCCCTGAGTACCGTCGATCAATTGAATAATCTATTTTAGCAAAATAACTTTTGGTGTTATCAAGTAAAAGTCCAGTTACATCAGCAGCGCTAGTCTGATTGTTCGCTATAGTCGCACTTCCTTTGAAATTATCTAACTGCGCTACCTCCCAAGACGGTGCGCCTGATTTACTAGTCAGTACAGTGTTCTCAGCACCGATGGCGACCCTTTCAGGGGTGCCGCTTGCCCCGCCTTTGATGACATCTCCAGCTGTAGTCATCGGGTTATCCATATCCCCGTAAACTGTCTCATCATCCCAAGCTGGTGCGCCTGCCACCATAGTCAGAATCTGTCCATTCGTTCCAGCTGCGATCCGTGCAGGAGTGCCACTAGCACCGCCCTTGATTAGATCGCCAGCTGTGGTCATTGGGTTGGTAAAAGTAGCGGCAGGATCTGCCCAAACCACTTCCCCTGAACCGTTTACAGTCAAAATCTGAGATGCAGTACCAACAGGCAACCGTGCAGGAGTACCACTCGCACCGCCGATTATCATATCTTCAGCTGTCGTCATAGGATTGCTCAAACCAGCACCCGAAGCTGTCCATGCAGGGACTCCACTCTGTACTGTCAACACATGCCCTTCAGTACCAATCGGCAACCGTGCAGGTAAACCACCAGCAATGCCATAGATAACGTCACCTTCAGCTGTCATTGGGTTGGATAAACTTGTACCGTATGCCCCGTGATACAAACCACGAATCGTTAACGAAGCTGGAATTGCTGAAGTTAAAGTTACTTGATCACTGGCACCGCTTACAATATTGGTAAACTCATAGTCGTATGTAGCACCCTCATTGAACAAAATACCATCTACAAACAACTGAAAGTTTTCTTTGTTCGACAATGTGACACTGTATCCTAGATTAATAACCGTCTGAGATGCCGTACTCACACCAAAATATTCATTCGTTGTCGAATATGCCAACGGTGGAACAACCCAACTAGAAGCTCCTGCACCGTTTGACGCTAAAACATAATTACTAGCAATACCACTAGATGATACGTTCACACCTTCAATTTTTGATTGTTTTCCTATAAACAAATTATCTATTTTTAGATCAAATATTCCTGTTCGTGACAGAGTTTGATGAACAATTAATCTATAATTGATGCCGTCAGTGACAGCAAAAGCAGATACATAATTTGTTACATTATCTACTTCATTTAATGAAAAACTAGAAGGAGTTATCAACGTTGCGTTATCTACATCGTAAATAAAAACAGCAAAATCTCCATTTGTGCTATCTACGTCTTTCCAAAGATAATCAAAAGAAACAACTAAGTTCTGATTAAATGAAGGACTGTCTAAAGTAAAATCATAAGAACATCCATGGCCTTGTCCACCTAATGCACTGTTAAACTTTGAAACAATAAGAGAGCCGTCACCTTCAATCGGCGACACAACTGACCTATTACATGAAAGAAAAGTGCTTGTTCCTCCACCCGTGCCATCAACTGGTGTAATTGCCGCAGTATCTATGTAAGAGGTAAAATTTTCATTAGATAATTCAAAGCCACCGATTGTTAGATAATTTTTTCGTATGTTGGCGCCCTGAAAGTTTGTTGCTTGTACTTCTCCTGATACCTTGAGTTTTTTTATCCCTGTTGCTTCTATTTCTAAATAATTAGCGAACTGAAGTATGTTTTCTAATAAAACTGCCCTGCCTGCCCCATAATATATTACGCTTGCTGATACAGTGAAAGAGAGGAGAATTGTAGCTATTACTATGTGTTTTTTCATCAATTACCCCAGAATATTTATTATAATAGAACCACCGATCACACTGGTACTTGCGTTTACTGCCTTCAAACTTATTCGAGCATTTGCCGCTATTGATAACTCTATTTCAGAATCCATGCCTGGCCATACGATGAAGCGATTCACTTCTGAAGCAGCTGCACCCGTTGCGAAATATAAAGGCTCACCGCCAGCGTAGAATATACGGACTTTTTTACCAGCTGTTGAACCAATATCAGCTATCATTTGGACGTATGAAACATCAGTTACGTTGGTCACAGCGAATTTGTTCTGATGGAAAACGACTACGTTCAAATATTTCAGTTTAGTCTCGTGGTCTGAAGCCACGACAACAGATAAAGATCCAGCTGTATTCTGTTGCCCAAGCGCTGCTGGTAACTTAGCACTCGCAGCGGCGAGTGTAACTTCAGTTGCAGCCCCGTTTAGGTCAGCTAATTTCACATCTAACTGACTGCTTCCGTTCACTGTATTATCTATTAGCTGAAGCGCTGTTTGTATTGCTGTGAGTATAGTCTCTTGCTCTGATGATAGAACAACAGGAGCTGAACCAGTGCTTGCCTTTTGTCCAAGTGAGCTTAACTTTCCATTCAATGCCGCAAGAGTTGTCTGAGTAGCAAAGTCTTTAGCAGCTATTGTTGCTAAAGAACTGTTGCCTGTGTCTTGTTTTGTTTCAGTTGCGGCACCAGTTGGCAGTGATATCGCACCCGAAATGGTTGATATAGGTATGGCTGCTTGATCAGAAGCAATAACTACAGGCGCTGATCCTGCCATATTCTTCTGTCCAAGAGTGCCTAATTTTGCATTAATTGCTGACACTGTAATTTCAGTTGCCACTTTTGTATTGATCGCTGCAACTTCGACTAAAACATCAGAGTCATGTACCATCGCTTCGTTTGAAGCATTGATAGCTAATAATTCTGTACCATCTCCTATTTGTACTGAGCTGGGATCTGCACCCGTATGAGATAGCGTTATATCAACTGAACCTGCTGTGAAATTAATATCACCTGTTAGACCAACTAATCTCACAGGAATAGGTACTGTATTTGTCGGATCATCTTTATCGTCTAATATGTTAACGATAGAATCAAGTCCGCCTTCTTTTTTATGAATGTAGAACGCTGATATAGAGCTTCCATCCTCAGAAAATCTCTGAGGAACTGGACGTAGTATATCAACTGTATCACCTGTAGCAAAATTAGCTGAAACAACACCGTCTAAAGTTATTGTGTTTGCAGTGGTTTCTACTACTACAATATCTAATTCTTTTATTCCATTTGCTGTTGTTTTTACTCGTACAATATCGCCAATTTTAGCATCATGATTTGTTATATTTAGAACTGCATTAGTTGAACCAGCTTCTATAATAGCTGCGTTTGTTACAATAAACGCACCGTAAGCAACTGTATCTAACGCTGCTTTGTTCGTTCCTAATCTACCTATTGTTGCATAGTATTTTTGTGGTTTTAAAGTTGGGTTATTGAAATCTTCTCGTTTTCCAACGAAAGAATAACCATCTATTCCTGCCATAATCCTCCACTCCTTTTTGGGTTTCTTAGTGATTTATGTTTAGTTTAGTCGGAAAGGCGAGTCACGTCAAATAAGTTTCTTTTGTTTAGAAGGACGACGCTCTGTGTTCAGCTGTTTATGCATTAAATCGAAGATGTTTTTGTTAATCAATGCTCTTGTAAACGGGATTTGTGGCGCATTTTTCTCTATTGCAACCAGAGTATCTCTTAACAGTTTTGTACGCTCACTCTCTTCAGACCAATCCGTTCTTAATATCTCTGAAGTTAGTGAGAAAAAATCGTCACCAATTCCACTTATTACTGGACCAGCTAGTTTACTAGGAAGATTTACATACCCTTTAGAATAATCATCAAAGAAAATATCAAAAAACATACCACCCGTACCACTTTGTAACAGAGATTCAAATCCAAATTTCACCCACCCTTGTAAAACGTCTTTATCCGTCATGCCTGATTGTTCAGTTTGATTTGCCAGTTGAAAAAGCTGTGGTTCTCTGTTGGCAAGTATGTCTCTTGCTGTTATCGCAATTGCACCTAAAGCTGACCCTGCTACTACAGTATTCGCTATATTTTGAATATTTCCGTACTTAAAATTCTCATGTCCTGTATTCTTTATTGTTTCCATCGTATGCAGAGACGCAAATATAAATGACTTAAA